ATGACTTAGGCTTTTTAGAAGGTCTTGACGGTCACCAAAAAGATAACATCGCGCAATTATATGAAAACCAAGCGTCTTACTTAATCAACGAAGCAGCAGTAGCTGATGCGTCTGGTTCTTTCGAGACAGTAGTTTTCCCTATCATTCGTCGTGTATTCTCTAAATTATTAGCTAATGATATCGTATCTGTACAAGCTATGAACTTACCAATCGGTAAATTATTCTATTTCATTCCTAAAATTCAGGAAAGAGATGGTAATGGTCACTACTCACCTTATGGTGGTGCAAACAACGATTTAGGCTTACCAACTAGCCAAACATCTAGCTATCCTGCTGGAAAGAGAAGTTTATATGATCGTTTCTACGAAGCTAACGACGGTTTAGATCAAGGTCTTTTTGATTATTCAAAAGGCGCTTTTTCTGAAGTTAGTTTAACAGTAAACGGTTTCACTACTTTCTCTAATGGCGTAGTTAGTTCACCTGCAGCTTCAATTGCAACAGGTACATCTAAATCATATGTAGTTTTAGAATTATCAGGTTTCACACAAGCTGGTGCTGGTAAATTGAAAGGACCAGACGGTAATGAAATGGATTCTGAAGAATTCTTAGCTTCATTAGAAGTTTTCACTTCAGATGCTGATTTGTTAACTCACTTAGGTGCTACAACTGGTACATCATTACCAATTAATATCGTTACTCAAAAGTACGGTAAAGGTATCGTAGAATACGGTGCTAAAACAACTAACGCAACACAAAACTATTATGATATTTGTGATTCTGACGGTAAGATCTATGTACAAGTAGATTTACAAGCTTACGATCCAGCTTCAGGTTTTTCTGATTACGAAATTACTGCATCTGCATTAGCTAAAACAGAATTCAATGCTAAATATCGTAAGTACGAAAGTTTAGAATTTGAAGAGCAAATTGGTGAAGTATCTTTTGATTTAGAATCAGTAACAGTTTCTGTAACTGAAAGAAAATTAAGAGCGAGCTGGTCTCCAGAATTAGCACAAGATGTTAGTGCATTCCACAACATCGATGCTGAAGCTGAATTGACAGCTTTATTATCAGAGCAAATCGCTGCTGAAGTTGACCGTGAAATCTTACGTGATTTACGTAAAGGTGCTGCATGGAAAGCTAAATGGGATTACAATGAGTGGAAATACGGTGGTACTAACGGTGCAACTTTACAAGGTTACACACAAAAAGATTGGAACCAAACATTGGTTACAAAGATCAACCAAATTTCAGCTCAAATCCACAAAACTACGTTAAGAGGTGGTGCTAACTGGATCGTTGTTTCTTCAGAAGTTTCTGCAGTATTTGATGATTTAGAGTATTTCCACGTTTCTAACGCAGAACCAGAGCAAGATCAATACAACATGGGTATCGAGAAAATCGGTACAGTAGGTGGTCGTTACCAAGTGTACCGTGATCCTTACTTCCCAGCGAACAAGATCTTGATTGGTCATAAAGGTAAGTCTTTGTTAGATGCTGGTTATGTATACGCACCATATGTGCCATTACAATTAACTCCTACAATGTACAATCCGTTCAACATGACTCCGATCAAAGGTATCATGACTCGTTACGCAAAGAAAATGGTGAACAACCGTTACTTTGGTATCATCGATGTTCAAGGTATTCAATCTTTCGGATTAGATACATTAAGATAATCTTAATATTATCAATAGAAAAACCCTCGAGAAATCGGGGGTTTTTTATTATTGGTATATTCCAAATAAAATTGTATATTTGCATTATGGATTATGAAAATCTAAGAATGGACGTATTAACCAAACTCATCGATGAGAGGGGGATTACGTGTAAAAATAAGAAAGATGTGATGATCGAACACCTCAAAATGGACGACGAGGGTAAATATGTTCGTGAGACTACCTATGAAAAGTGGCAAGGTAGATTATTGGTGGGTGTAGACCTCAAAAACGGCCCTCATTTAATACAAATGGGTAAGTTAGTAGAAAAGAAAGAGGCCTCGTATAAAGGCCTCTATGCTTCAAATAGGATATATTTTATTTCTAATCAGAAATTAATTTAAATTACCAAGTTCTACAAGCCCAATATCTTGGTTTCCAACGTGGACCTGGATTACTACAATTGTGTCTTGCTCTAAATGATTTACGTCTTTTTGGGTTATTCTTTTTAATAACCATTCTTTTACCTTTAGCAGATTTACCACCAAAACCAAAGTTTACTTTAACAACTTTACCTTTATCATTCTTAACGTAAACTTTAAATTTCTTAACATCTCCTTGCATGATTTTACCTAATTGAACTTTACGTCCTTGGTATTCGGCTTCATTCAACATGTTATTGGATTCAAAATTTGTGTTTTGCACTGAACCATCTTCGTCTTCGTAAATCAATACGGGAGTTTGTTCATTATATTCGAATAGTCTTTCGAATTGATCTTCTGTTATTGTTATTATCATTATTTTTTCTTTTTTGGAACGCAATTAGGTACTTCTTTACCGTTTTTCTTTTTCTTACCGACCATCTCGTAACCTTTCCAACAAGGATCTTTTTCACCACTTTCCATTTTACCATCTTCATTTAAACTAAACTGATCAACATCGGCAGAAACTGGACTTTGTTTATTTCCTTTAGTTTCGTTCATAAAGAAATCAAATACTTGGTCCATATTATTTTTTGCTTCAGAAACATGATCATCAGCCCAATCGTGACCATTCTTTATAATGTTATCTAATTCTTTAGGGTCCATTTTCAATAACATTTCACATTGTCTATGAATTTGCTTAAGGTTACTAAAAAACATATAGTTTTCTGACATTTCATTCTCCTTTAATAATTTGGAGATATATTTTTTAAGATCGGATTCTTTTAATTTAATAACTTTCATAACTTATAAATAGTTTTATTTTTCAGATAATATTTCAAACTTAATTGATTCGTTGTAATAAATCTCTTCAGTATGTGTTTTTGCTTTTATCTCCAAATGGTATTCTCTTGGGATATAGTTAGATGTGTCTAAATAAAAAGAATTTTCGTTAGTTTTATCTATTAATGTCCAATCATGAACATTTACATCCACAGTACCTTCTTTAATGAATAACCTAAAATAAACCTCGTTAAATAATACCGATTTCGGCACATCCAATGATTTAAATGTTACTACAACCTTTCTAATATCTCCACGTTTAATTTTTTCACCTTGTTTAATTCCAAAGTATTGTATTTTATAACGTTGCAATTCGGTTTGATTTTCACCTATTGTATATCGTGATGTAAACGGTTTTGGAACAAACTTTTGTCTTATGTCATCAAGTTCAATACCATCAATTGAAAGGTTTGTCCAACGATCATAGAAAAATCTTTTACCATCACATAATGATCCATCAATTCCCAATGTCACTTTGTAAACACCTTTTTTTACCAAGGATACTAATTGTATTTCACCTAAACCTTCAATAATCGTTCCCGTAGAATCTAATATATCTACTCTTGGCATATCATCTAAATTATAGAAATTTGTACCCTTCGTAACGTATAAATAAAGATTATTAAAAACACCGGCAGCAAAATTTTGACGATTATCATCTATTCTATCGTCTATAAATGTTTCAATGTATGGTTCAAAGAATGTTTGTGTATATTTTGTAAAAAATGAAACGGATTGTTCTTTTTCTGGTGTTAAATCTTGGTACGGTACCGAAAATGCCAATCCCATTCCTTGATCCGATCCGATAGTGTTAAATTGTAACATTTGATTCACGTATGTACTAATATCAACATTAATATCTTCATTACCATTATCGAAGTGAATAGTCTTAATTATTGTTGGGTTTTCAGCATAAATACCCGAGGTTGCCCAACTATCTAAAGTAGTTCTATCGTACCACGTAGATGGTCTTTGGTCAAATGTTTTATTACCTAGTAAATTGTCGGGGTTAGTATTCGTATAATCAAATCCAAGACCTTCATCCCAGTATTCTGTAATTTTAAATAATATTAAATCAAATGATGCTGCTCTATCTCTACCAGTAGCTCGTAATTGACCTTTAAATCCTTCGTCCCCAAAAATACAATTAGTTAAATGTAACGTATGTTTTACTGGTGTTACCAATGAAAATTCACCGGCATCATATCTTCTTTTAAGTTCGGTAAAGTCTACTTTAAATATGAATTTAGAAAATCCACCACCATAATATATCTCGGTTGTGGGATTTTTAGCCGTATTAACCTGAGAGTTCTTTATAATTGTGTTGTTCTTCTCAAAATAGGAACGTATATATGACATCTTTTTTTTATTATAAATATCAAATTAGTTGATTCTAATCGATTTATTTAATATGTCATTTTCAATTGTTTTAAAAAGTTCCTTCAATTCATTACCCTCATTGTAATCATATTGTCCCGAAATCGGCATTAGTGGGTTATGTCTATGTGTAAAAATAACCTGAATCATTTTACTAAGTAAGGCCAAAAGGTTTTCACCTCTAACTGTCGAGAATGTTTTTGGGTCAATATTTTTAATATAATCCTGTTGTGTTAAATCATATCCGTTCAAATCAGAAAATGGTACAGGATCTTTAGATTCATTTGTACCTAAATCGGTGGATAGAAAGTAAATCTTATCTGCCATAACTGTCCCAAACGTTTGTTCGGGAGAATTGGGGTCAATATTAATTCTCTTCTCAATAGATTCAACTTCCTTTACTTCAAGTTTAGCTTTGGTTTTAGACCAAATTAAACCACTCGATGGACCAATTCTTAAAACATTAATATTATTTAATATTAATTGTCTATTATCCCTTTCATCTTGAGTTCCTAAGGTATTGGTTTTAAATGATTTTTTTGGTCTAAAGAAAAATGGATGAACGTCATCAGCTTCATACTGACCGTTCAATTCGTTTAATCCTTTGTCATGTATTAAGAATATTTTATCACGTATTTCTCTGTATATGTCATTTACCGAACTTGCGGTAATAGTATATGTTGGTGTTGTGTTGTCATTCTCGGTGTTAATCAATTTAACCAATGCTTCATTTACAGTGGAGTGTTCAGTAAAATAATTAGTTTTAAATTCTTCACCAAATGGACTTACTACTTTTTTTACATATAGATTTATTTCCGCAGGGGTTTCATCAGATAAACCTGTCAATTTATCAACATCATATTCAATAATATATTTTAAATCCTTATTATCCGAAACATTACTTTTAACCACAACTTCTTCTAATGTCATTTTTTTCGGGAACTTTTTAAGATATATTCTCGAAGATTTTTTCGCCATTATGGGATAATCTAAAGCAGTTGTTTTATTTGTTTGACTTGCTGCCTCCTTGGATAGTAATTTACCTCCCCTTAATTGTAATCCATTTTCCGTAAATAAAACATCGGAACCATTTTTACCGTAAATGGCAAAATCTCTTTCATTGGCAAAAGTATTTTCTGACTTTTTGTTTATGTATTCGCCGGTTGAATTACGTATTTTTGGTTTACGTTTTACACTTGTACCATATGTTGTGTTTGCAATTTGTTGTGAAAATGTTTGACCATTATAATCATACATTGTGGTAAACGGTCCTGCGATATATTCTACGTTTACTGTATCTTTTTCAGAATTGTATTGTATTATTTTAACCGATTGATTTATCTCCGGTATAAAGTTTAGATTGTTCGGTAAAAATGGGTTAGCAATAAACAAATCTCTATCACTCCATGGTTCGTAATCAATGGCTTTTTCTTTTTGACCAGTATAATCGTTATATCTACTAACACGTATTCTACCTATACCCAATGGGTCAACATTATCAATACATTTACCAATATCAATTATTTTCATTTACCAGTATATCTTTTTTCTAATTCCTTATTAACCTTATTATATAAACTTTCAACACCATCTAAATGACGCGTTAAATCAATGATCAATTCTTTTGTTTTTTCAAACTCTTCATTCAATTCATCTGCAACAATGAGTAAATCTTTATTAGATTTATTTTGTACATCGTTCGCTATTTCAATTAATTTTTGACTTTCCATATTATTATGTTTTCATTAATGCCCCTCCAACGGAACCCGGTGGTCCTTGTATTGACATAAATGGAGTTGTTGCTAAATTATCTGCAAATCCTTGTACTTGCGCTGATGCTGAAAGAACGTGGTAATTTGGTTCTCCGTTTACATCTCCCGTCGGGATTCCCATATTTTGCATTTTTTCAGTTATATCCATGGTTGTTTTAACTGCACTAAATCCAGGTAATCTACCAGCTAACGCCAATAAAGGGTTTGGAATATTTAAACCTCCAGCATCAAGCGCACCATTAATTGCCGCACCAATTGCCGCAATTAATGCCTCACAACTATCTAATCCAGTTTCTAATATTTGTATTAGTAAACCAATTAAAGCACCAATAACCAATTGATATCTTTTTAATTTATCTCTTATTATTTTTCTTATAATTCTTTTTAAGAAATTTTTTAAGTCTGCTTTAACTCTTTTCCAAAATTCTCTTATAAATTTCCAAAATAATTCTTTTATAAGACAAATAAAAATTTTCTTAATTTTTTTCATTAATTCCTTTACATCTATAATTGCATTTTTTGCTAATGCCACAAATTGTTTGTAAATTATGACAAGTGGTAAAAACATTTTTGGTGAAATAACACTCATTATCATCGCCTTTGGTATGTTTAGGATAAATGATAAATTGAGTGATATTTGAAAGCTTGGTAAATCAATAGCGAAATTAGATTGTTCATATGCATCGGATGCTGCCTTATTTAATGCGCCGTCAATCCACGATCTTCTATCTACTTTTCCCTCCAAATACACAAAATCTTCCATGTGTACTGTATTATATGGAACTTCATAATTACTACAATCTTTAAATTTTAAAACTTTTCTTCTTCTTGCGTCCTCATCATCAAGATCTATACCTTCAACATCATCAAAATCAAAATAAAATTCTTCGTCTTCTTCTTGATCATGAAACAAATTTGTTGGGGTTATACCTGTTATAGGACCATTATTACAGAAAGCGAATAGTTTATTTAACATTCTTTCTAAATTGTTAATCGCTTCATCTAATGAAGGTGCAAAATCTAACGAATTTTCCATTCCAGTAAATGAACCTCCAATATTAACTCCTGTTTTATCAACGGAAGCGCTGCACGCCTTTAATGTCATTAACATTGCTTTTTTAACAATCTCATTCAAATCCGGCATTTCCATATTTGAATAATAATCATTAAAAAAATCACCAACATTTACTTTTCCATATGATGTAACAACTCCCCCAATTTTTATTGGTTGAGTTAAATCTGTAATATTGAATCTTTGATTTGAAACGTCCCAATCGGATATAAATAAAGTTTTATTACCTGGTGTGTCATATTGAAATTGTGTTCCGATTGGGGTTGTATTACCCGACCCAATAAATGTATTATATAAACTATAATTAATTTGAACTTTATTTCCGTATGTTCTTTTTGGATTTTCATACATTATCTTACCGTAATCACTATCTGGTGATACTTTAAACATATTTAAAAAATCAATCTCTTTTGGGTAGACAAAAACACTATTCATTTGTTCTCCTGTCATGAATTGATCTGCACCACAAATTCCATCATTAGCAAAAAATGCATTTTTAACACAATCCATCAATATTTGTCTTGCCGAATTTTTAGTTATATCAATCGAATCTAAAACATGTTGTCTAAGTCTTTGTGTGGATTGAAATCTATCTGGATCGTTAACAGGTCTACCAGCTTCTAAAAACTTATTAACAACACTTAAAACCTCGTCAAATATGTTTTTTTTGTTTTGTTGCTTATTTAATTTGGCCTCTTTTTTTGCTAACTTAGATTTTAATTGTTCTAATTTGGTATTGAGGTTTGGTAAATTGGGTTGAAATTTCTTTAACGCATCTTCTGGACTTATTTCAAGTTTTGCGTGCCTTTCCTGATCTAAGGTTTTTTGAATAATGTCAATCTGTGTTTTTAATTTCTCAAACGCCATTATAATGAATAGTTAGTTGATTTATTGTCATTTCCGTCATTAACTAATCTATCTAAAATCTCGCGATCTTCGTCAGATAATGTCAATTTACCCATAGAGCCTCCACCACCAGATCCGCCCGTGGTTTGTTTAAGTAAAACACTTTGTAATTTAACTAATGAAATCTTCTTCTCGGTACAATCGTTAAGGATCTTCTGTTGTTCTTTAATAACAGGTCCAATTGTACTCATGTCTTCGGCGTCCTTCATAAAACTCATCATTTTTCTCAAAATGGTAGACGCAGTGTTTCTATTCTCAACGACATCGTTGTAGATCTCCTGCATTAAGGCTAACGCCGAATCAACATCTAATGTAATATTGTTTCTTTGTGTTCTCATATCAATAAATAGATTTATTCTAAAAACCCACCCAAAATACCGTCATATAGTTTTTTATAACGTTTTAGGGAGACTCTAATCTCTTTTGTTGATAAAGAGGTCATTTCACGTAATGAGAGTAAAATAAGGTTCTTATTGAACTTGTTACCGTCACCTACTTGAAATATCTTATCAAAATTGCTGAATATCTCAAGTAACGCATAACCTAATTTTCTTTCGTTATCGGTTATGTTTTTTTCTTTTTCTATAAAATTTTCTAAATCAATCGTAAGTTTTGTGATAACCGAACTATAGTCAATAACAAACTCATCAATCACATATGACAAGTCTTTACTATCTTCAAAATCGGAAGATATGTCATCATATGAAACTTGTCTATTTTGTTCTTTAGTATCTTTCTGTATGGCACCCATTAGGTAATTTTTACAGATGGTACCAAAGTACGAATAAGCTTTAGTATTTTTTGTGTGGTCAAACTTATTGATCTTGGTAATAAGAAAAGACATAGTATCGGTATGAATTTCTTCAAACTCCATGTCTTTTCTGTAAAGTTTATAACGTCGAATAATTGATTCGACCATTATAATTAGGGGTTCACGTAAATATTCGTTGAATATCTTATTTTTTTCCGCCTCGTCAGTACTTTCTAGATAATTGACTACCGCCTTCTCTTGATCCTCTCCAAAATATATTTTCTGGGTTCTTGGTCTTGGCATTAAACTACTTCATAATTTACATCTCGTTTATTTTTGAAGAAAAATTCTTTCTTTGCTGTCTCTAACCAAAACTTAGCCTCTTCTTCACTAATCTTGTTAGTGTCATCATTTTTATATAACCAAAATAAAGAATCTTCTCTGAAGTTTAAGTGTTGGTAACCGATTCTTGGAACTGTCATTATTTTAACATTGTTATGTGTTAATCTTAATAAAAACTCATAACCAAACGTCAATTTGATATTTTCTTTTAATGAGCCGTTATCCTTTACAACTTGTGTTTTATAAAGTCCGCCGCTAATTTGATAGTTTTGGAAATCCAATAAGACCTCATTATCCAATACGCCCTGTTTCTCTGTGAACCCATAAGCCCACGTAGATTCGTTGGTGAAGCTTACAAAGTTACCCTCGGTATTAATGTCTTTTACCACAGGTAAAAATACATCAATATCACTATAGGTATTTACATATTCATTTATTGATTTTAACCAAATTGATTTGTATTCATCATCAATTTCTAAAATTGAAAACCACTCAGTATCACAATTTTCAATGCCCAAGTTTACTTGAGAACAAAAATCGGTTTTTGTATTGTTTGTAACAATATTCACTTCTAATGTGTCTGAAATATTTGCAAATTCAGATTTAACATTTGCCGGACAAACTATCATCAATTTAACATCATTATGAAACTGCTCAACTGATTTAACCGCGTTTTCAAACATAACTCGGTAATTATCTTCAATTCTATGTACTGGTAAAATTATCGTTATATTTTTCATACTATTCTCCTTCTTTTTTTAAATTATCTAATGCTTTCGAAAGCGCCTCAATTCTTTTATTTGTAAACGAACTGAATACTGACAAAATATTATTTTTAGTTATGTCTGTATTATACGGTAAAAGCGTTTCTTTCATTTTATCTTTTACTTCATTTGTCAATTCAACACCATCTAACCAAGCTAAAACAAATGTCCCCAATACATCCACAATTTTATTTTCATCATAAGTCCACATTCCATTCTCGCTCAACCAATCAGGTTCTGTATTTGGTATTTTACCAACCACAGGAACACCAGATTTCATAGATTCTAATGGAAATGTACCGAAAGTACTTTCATCATCAACCCATAATGAAACCATACATTCTTTTAACCCTTCCGAAAATTCTTCATAAGACATTTGTACCATATCTCTAAAGGTGATCCATCGTAAATGTGGAAACTTTAAATAAAACTCGGAAATTAATTTTCTATGTTTCACTCTATCTCTACAACTAATTGCAACATAAGGTTTTACAATACCTTCTGTAGGTTTAAAGTTGTCACCAATAATTGGCGGGATAATGTGAACTAAAGATTCTGGAAATATCTCCATAACATATTTTTTAGCTTCTTCTGTGGTAACAATAACACGATCAAAGCCATAATCACTCCATCTACTACCAACTGGTAATGTTTCAAAAATAAATTCTTTTTGTTGTACTAACATAACTTTAGTACATCTAACGTTTGATAACTGTTGTAAAACATTTGAATAATATTCTGGAACAACAATTACGTCGTCGATCAAGATATTAATTTTATCTTCTTTAATTGAAACAACTTCAATTTGATCATAACTTTCACCTAACCATTCTGGTTTTGTGTATGTTTTATCTTCCACTAAAATTTTAGTAATATTACCGTTTTCTTTTAGTGTTAATGCCATGTCGTAAATATGTTTTACAGACGCACGAGCATTATTTTTTGTGTCATACGTTAAAAAATATATAACGTTTTCTTTTGTTTCTAACCTACCTAAGGCTGATTCAAGTTTTTCTATGTTTTCTTTATTCATCTTCGTCTTCTATTAAAATTTGATTTTTTATTAATGTGTTAAATGCGATTTTGAAAGACACTGACGTTCCTTCTTGTGCAAATTTTCCTAACTCTTCATCCACCTCATCTATTTCACCTAATATTCTATCCAAACACATTTTTATAACTTCGTATTTGAATATGTTTACTTCAGTTACTTCTCCTCCATCTTCATCGGTGATGTTATTTCCGGTTCTACATTTTTCTGTGATTCCGTCAAGGTCAATGTAGTAGGATTTTCCAAAGATTTCAACCATATTTCTTGTATTTCAATTAATTTAGCAATTTCTTTATTATAAGTAAAGTATTGGTTATAAGTGGTGTTAAATTTAATGGCGATTTTATTTTCAGGACACATATCTAAAATGTTTTTAGAATCTGTAATCCACATATCACAATTATTCCAATGATCTTTAATATCAACACTTCTAATGAATTTAATATTATTACCTAAAAAACCGTTTTTCGAAAGGAAGAAAAGAGACGCGGGTTTTGCTTTACCCAATTCATCTAACCCGATTAACGTAAAGTTATGTTCCGGGTTATCAAATAAAAGTTTATGTAAATCGGTAAATGTTGTTGAATAACTTAGTCCTGCATGGCCAAATATTTCAATCGGGTATTCAATAAAAATAAAGTTTTCAAATTCTTCTTTTGATTGAAACTTATACGAGTTTAATAAATTGTCATTTTGAATAGGTTCAGTAACACCATATTCAAAATCGTTTTTTTCTTCTTCTTCGATTATAACGTCGCTATTAAAAAAAGCTTCATTGTAATGATAGTCTAATTTTTGTATGGTATTTCTTAAAACACCGTCAATACTGATATATATTTCCATTGTAAAAATATACAATGGTTATGTTTATAAGTAAATACTAATCGTATCTATTCAATATTTCACCAATAATTGGATTTCTTACGATGTCTTCCATTCCGAATTCAAAAATGCCAATTCCTTTAACATCTTGTAATCTTTTCTTTGCATCAAATAAACCCGATTTAGTTTTATCTCTAAACTTATCTGACTGTTCAAGGTCACCTGATAAAAAGAACTTTGAGTTGAACCCAATACGCGTTAATAATAATTTAATTTGAGCGGGAGTTGCGTTTTGTGCTTCTTCAAAAACAAGAATAGTATTATCTACGTTCCAACCTCTCATGTATGCAAGTGCGGCAACCTCAATATATCCTTGATCTTTTAATTCTTCTCTAGCTTCTTTGCCGATAATTTTATTCAATAGGTAATATGACGGATATATGTACGGATCTAATTTCTCTTCTAAACCACCAGGAAGTGACCCTAATTTCTCTTCAGCTTCAACAGCAGGTCTAACTATGATAATCTTCTCATACTTGTTAGAATCGTCGTATAATAGGTCTACAGCACGTTTCATTGCTATGTAGGACTTACCCACACCCGCAGGACCAAAACATAGTGTTATTTGATTTTCGCCAAGAATATTCCAATAGGTTTCTTGGTTTTTGGTTAGGAACTTTTCTTTAGGTCGTTTAATAATTTGTCTAATCTTATCTTTATGTGATATTCTTTTCTCTTCTACTAATACCGGTGGTTGGACTGATTTAGTTTTTGCTTTATACGCCAAAATTGATAGTTTTAAATGATCCGTTTATTGTTTATAAATATCTCTATTTTCCCGTAGAACCAAATCCACCAGTACCTCTTTCAGTATCCGATAACTCAGGAACTTCAGTCATATATATGGTAGGATATGGTAATATGATAATCTGTGCACCTCTTTCACCTACTTTATATTTTATAGAATCTAAACCACTGGTTTTTTTAAATGTTGCCATAATTTCTCCTCGATAACCACTATCAATAACACCAACACAATTACTAAGAATTAAATCGGTATTTCTAACTGAAGATCTTGGGAAAACTAAACCAACATAACCTTTAGGGATTTCCATTGCAATACCGAATCCATACGACACACTAAAAGTTGTATTTTCAATTTCTCTAGTTATTGTTAAATCCATACCAGCGTCACCTACCTTTGAATAAGATGGGACCACAGCTTCAGGAACTAATTTTTTTACTTTAACTAATACCCCTTCTTTCATTGTATTTTGTGCTGCAAATATATTTGGTTGCTCGTTAGTTGGAACTGAGAAATCTTCTTGTAGCTTACCCAACAACTCATTTAGTTCAGTCATAAAATTTAAATCAACGCCATCGTCGTCATTATCACCCTCGGTACCTATTGTTTTTTCTAACTCTTCTAATTTTTTAATATATCCTTCAACATCTTCTTTTTCCATTCTATTTGTTTTTCTTTTCTTCTAACCATTTATCTAACGCCTTAATTCTTTGCTTAAGGTTATCGTCTTGAGGTCTTAAACAAACCTCCACGAATAACTCTGTTATCCGTATCAATTCTTCGACAGTAACTTTAACACCAACTGATGTGACATAGTCTAGCGCCATTTTACTTTGAGATTGGCGCATAATTTGTATTTCGCGACTATAAAATTCCATATCAGTTGGTGTTTATTTGTTATTTGCCTTTGTAATACTCAGGCGTGTTCTTGGAGTCGATAATACACTCAATTGCCATTTTTGCAACCGAGATACTTTCGCTTGAACGAACATCTCCTGCTCTGTATTTTGACGCAACAATAGTTGCCTCTTCTACAGTCTCCGCTTCAATAATGTATTTCAATTTTTGTAAACGAGGGTTTCCTGCTCTGTCCATTTGTTCGGTTTCGTAACCGATTGTAACTAAATAATGCATGTTGTTTCTATTTTATTATTGATTTAAAAAATTCTACTCTGTCTTTACATACTTTCTTTAATGAGTATGTATCTTTAACTGTTTCATATAAACGATTGCCTAGATCCTCAATCATATTAGGACTTTCAACTAAACGCTTCATATGCTTTGCCCAATCCTTATGATTCTTTTTTGACCCTACTAATAATGCATTTCCCTTATCATTAAATTTACCTTCATCAACGGCAGATATTAAATCAATAGTGAAAGGATCAACATCACTTGCAATAATTGCTTTCTTAAAAAATCCAGCTTCAATTACTTTCAATTGTGATTTATTTGCGTTGAAAACAGAGTCAACTAATGGTGCTAGAGATACATCAAACGTATTATAGTTTGTTGCATATGTGTTAATATCTTTAGTCCATCTTCTTCTATATGGTTCATTAGTATCATCATAATTACCTTCAGTAAATGCGCCTAGATAATTTTTATATTCTGGACTTAATACTTTAAAATCGTCAGTAAAAAACCCTTCATATTTGTACCAAACCGTTTCCGTTGGTTGGATTGGTCTTTGTTGTTGTTTACCGTTTTGGTCAATCATCGTAACGCTACCTCTGGTATCGAATCCACATAAAACAAATTGAACTTTGTCTTTAAACGAATTGTAAGTTGCGGAAATACCGTTTGACATTAACTCTAAATCATATAGATGTGAGGATCCACCTAACCAACCAAATCTAACCTTATCTGATTTAGTTAGTTTATTTTGAAATTGTGGTTCATCTTCATTTACTGCGTTTGGAAAAATGACTACATTTTTAATTTTTAATCTATCTTTAATTGTCTGCGCAAATATTTTTGTGGTTGTTGAAACGTAATCGACGGTTTTTAACATGTCAATTTTCATTTCACCGACCTTATTCATTTTGATCGCGTGATACATTGGATGTCTTTGGTCCACAAACCATAAGTCATCGATATCCATAACGGTAATAATACCTTTTGATTTTAACCAATTAATTCTCTTAATGTTATGTTCGTGATTTGTTTGATGAATAAAAGTATGGAATACAACAATGTCGTAACTTAAAAAATAATCATCTCTGTCTTCCGCGTTGTAGGTTATATCAACGTGAACGTCATCCGAGTGCTTATCTGATATGAACACAAATGGATCCATCATCCTAAATTTACCTACACCATGTTTATCCGAGGGGATTGCTAAAATTCTAATTTTCGACATTTAAATTTAATTATATATCCAAAATATAACTAAAAAAAATGATAAAACAAAATTACTTTGCTTTATTTACACCAGTAATTTTACCTTTAAATATTGAATCACCAACCTTTAATACCAAATTTTCGTTGATTGAAGATGTTGTTGATGCTGAAAGAATTTGATTTAATTTTTCATCCATAACCTTACGAACGGTATTTTCGATTAAAACAGCAATAGCGTTCATATCGATATTGCCACCTGATGGCTGTCTTTGTTGTGGTTGTGATTTTTTTGGTGATACGCCTTCTTGTTCCATTAAACGTTTTGCTCCTTTAACAAAATCCATATCTAAAGTTTCGTTTAATGATATTGATTGCATTTGCTCTATAGGGTGTTCGATCATTGCTCTTTTTATTGCGTCTGGCAATTTTGAATTTTGTATTTTATCTACGTTCATATTTCCACCCACTGGTCTTGTGTTTACTTGTTGTGGTGTTTGCGACTCCATCAATTCAGATGGGTCAGATAATAACATAGACTCATTTACATGACCTCTTTCATAATTTCCACCATCAACTTTATTCATAACTTTCTTCGCTTGGACTAACTTTTTCATTAAATCGTTTTGTGATATTGCACCTTGACCTTGTGACATAATAATAAATATTTTATTTAATAATAACGTTTTTTATGAGAACATTAAACGCTTAATATTTTTTATACTTTCTTGTAAGTTTTTATTTTCTTCATCTTCCTCAGGATTTGCGACAGGCTTTTCTGTTGATTTTGGCTGTGGCAATTCTTCAGGTTTTTGTTCTGGTTCTGCCGTTTGAGGTTCTGGTTTTGTTGGTCCCACCAATTTTTCAGGTTTGGTTTGAGCTTTTGGTTGCGGCAATTCAGTTGTTTTAGGTTCCTGAGTAGTTGTTGTTGGTTCGACAGTTGGTTCGACAGTTGGTTCGACAGTTGTTTTACTTGGGGTTGGTTCTGCGGGTTTAACGGATTTAGTCTTTTTAATTTTTGGTTTCTTAATCCAATCTGATCTAACATATGTTACCGTCATCGATTTATCTGGACCTTCTTCATATTCGGGTCTTTTTTCATCAAAAGTTTCGTCACTAATTTGTACATCTCCCATTCTAGAAACCATAAAAGTCCTCCAACCGGTTTTATCAAATCCCTTTAAAGAAACTGATGGTTTTTGTACATATGCTCTTACAATAAGATTTCCTCTTTTACTTAGACCTATAGCAACTGCTTCAGCATCTACTCTTTTTCCAGATTTAACTTTTTGTTTTCCCTTCCTTGGTCCTGAATAATAAAATGTAATTTTCTTCCTATTTTTGATAGCATCAACAATAGGTTTTGTTTTGGTTGTCCTTAATATGGCTTCTTCCTCAAGTATTAGGAAGATGGTATTTGTAAAACTCATTATGTTGCGGGATTTCTATTATATGGTTTTTTAGCTCCGTAAGCGTTTTTAACCACATTATTAGTTCTTTCTGTTATATCTGTTTTTGAACCAACCGATCCACTATCTCCTATTTGACCTTTACCAAATTCATCGCCATCAGATAAAGCGTTAGGATGTGTTTTTTTATATTGATTATCTTTTTTAAATTTATTTTTTATTAGATTTTCAGTTCTTTTTAATATATCGGTTTTTGTTCCAACCTGACCAGTTTCACCTATTTGACCTCTACCAAATTCGTCACCATTTGATTGTGCATTTGGATTATTCGAGTTGTAAGAGTTTTGCATTCCATATTTATTTTTACCTAATAATAAGTTTCTATTAGCAATATCAATAGAAGTCCCGATATTGACATTATCTTCTTTTTGTCCTCTACCTTTTTCGTCTCCATCAGATAATGCGTTTAAGTTTGTAACACTATACTGATTATTTTCGTTATATGGGTTTTTAACCATATTAGAAATTCTATTTTGTATGTCAACAGATGAACCAACAGTACCCGTTTCTCCTCTTTGGCCTTTTCCTTTTTCATCGCCGTTTGACAATGCGTTAATATTTTGACTATTATATAAATTCTTTTCATTATAAGAATTTCTTGTAATAGATTCTTTTCTAAACTGTTCTGATATTTGATCTAACTTTGTTGCCATATTATAACATTAATTTTTTTATCCTCTCCACTTGTTCAAATAAACCCGTTAATTTTATTGATGATACTGAATTTTTTTCTGAATTGGTGTTAAACTTAAATGAAGGTAACCAACTTGATTTTTTTCTATGTTTCTTTAAAAAGCTATTTTTTCTTTCCCCAGTTGTACTTGAAATATCGTCCGCTTGTTTTCTACCCTCTTTTCTATTCTGTATTAAATCTCTTTCACCTTTAAGATGTTGTTTTGACCAATTATCCATTAAATCACCACCAGCCAAATCATATTTAAGCCTATCAGTAACTTTATCCATACCTTGTAGATCGTGAATAATTCGCTTAAGTTGACCATATGTAACTTTTTTATCCGATAAAAGTTTCTTTGCTCTCATTACCCCATGTACGTTTTTACCGTTAAGACCAGTAACCGTATGGTTGATCTTTTCTAAAACGTCTAGTGGCAAATCAAAACTTCTATTTTTTAATTCTTTATTCATTATCGTCTTTAAGTCCTTTTAAAATATGATCTGGTTTAAGACCATAAGTTTTCATACTATTTTTAAGTGATTTTATTTGTTTTGCAACAATTGGATTGATTTCAACTTCCTCAACCTCTTCTTCTTTTGAGATTACATCATTGTCTTTACCTTTTTGTTTTAAAAGATTGTCGATGTATTCTTCCATGAATTTTTTAGGGTTTTCCACTAACCTTACTTTATCGTCAGGTAAGTTTTTATCATATCCCATTTGACCTAATCTATCCTCCAATTCTTTTGGGTCGGTAATGCCTAATTCAATAAACTTCTTTTTTGCTTCTTCATAACCAGCATCATCCATTATAGTATCTTCAGCACCCAAAGCTTTACTCATATCAGATTCCCCCCAATATCTTCTATAACCCATACCCAATTTTGGTGAAATTGATGATTGTCCCGCACCTGTTAAAGCCACTTCATCACTTGTTGAGTTTGATGTGGTACCTTTACTATTGAAATTAGGCGCCTTTTTACCTTTAGCAAAGTTTCCCCTTTCATCTACGATTTCATCTACTTCCTTTTCAACTTTATCTGGGATTTCATCATAATCTGTTTTATCAGAGAACTCTTTGGCCCATTTTGACCATTTCTTCTTTTCTTTCTTAGGTTTACCCTTTTCATTCGCCTTAGCGTAGAAGAACCTTTGTTGTGCTTTTGAAGCAAATTTCTCCTCAATTACCTGTTTTATAAAATTATTCATCTAAATAGACTTTTATATAAATATCAAATGTTATGAAAGATATTTATAGAATAATGAATAGACAGAATATTTTAAACTATTATGGATCTAAATTGGATTTAAAACTAGATTCATCAGAACTTTACGACTATCAATTAACCACAAATGAGGTTGATTATGATACGGATGTGTTAGATTTAACCACCCCGATCACATATAGTTCACTTATAATTGATTCAAATTGTTTAAATGATAATATAAACAATATAAAGCCTTGGGTTATACCTATTAATGTGAGATATACAGGTGATACCTGTGATTTTACGATTAGAAGAAGGACTGAAAAGGGATGGACATTAGATTTTGTTTTTAATAGAGACGAAAATAACTGGTCAGAAGGTAAGGTTTTTTATTATTTAGGAACTGACGACAATACTATTTCGTCAAATTATTTAGATAATAACCTATCATTTCAATTTACTAACGACGGTAAGGTTAAATGGGTGGCGCATCGTTATTCTGGATATTGCGATTTAGATTCGGGTTATGTTGGTACACACTACATGTCAAATGGTGTAACCCCAACATTATGTGTGACGGGAGACACTAAAGATTTCAATTTAACGATAGTTTTTAATAGATATAAAGAATATGACGGATGTGATTTGGAAAATGAAGGTGGATTTAACGATTTAATTCAGGGACCTCATGCTGTTGAATATGTAAAACCGTTAACTGGTGTTACAGCAATGACCTCAACTCAAATAGTTGAGGGTTATACAATAACTAATACAATTAGTGATTGGGTTACAGGTGGGACGATTACTACGGAATACATTGAGGAGTTAAATAAAAAATGGTCAAATGAAAGAGACAAAAGGTTAGGTGAATTAAGATTTTATCTAAATGGTGGTTTGATTCACGTTGAACATAATTGGGAAGAGGTTATACCATCATATAGGGACGAACAGAATATAGTACAGTCATGGGGCGGTGGTCAAGATTATTCCTTCTTCGGCACTTACTCGGTTACCGGATTTATTGTTAAATCAATAAAATACTACGAAGAACCGTTAGACTTTGTTCATGTTAAACATAACTTTAGAACAAGATTAAATGATTTTGATTTTGAAATATGTAATGATCCTTGTGTGGATGATGTATATCAATATGTACCACCTACACCAACGCCAACAGCAACTCCAACACCAACGGCAACTCCGACACCAACGGCAACAAATAGACCAACTAGTACACCCACATCAACCCCTACTTCAACACCAACTTCAACGCCGTCACCAACGAATACTCCAGACCCAACACCATTAATAACACCAACACCACCGGCATATCAAACGGGAGGAGTATTTGATTTCAATGCGGATTATATAATTGTAACATATTCGTTTACAGATGGTACCGATTTAGACACAAGAACCAGAGTTAGTAATCCTAATGTAGGTCAAACAGATTATTTAGGTTGGTGTAGATTAGAAACATACCCAAATATTGATGATAATCTCACACCAATTATGACTTGGGGTGGAGATAATACCGGAAATGGTTTTGAGTCAGTCTTTATTAATTTAATTGAATTTAAAAATCAATTTCCATCAGAAAACACAATAACTATCGATATGAATGCAATGTGGTATGGTGATCAAGGATCACAACCAGTTGTTATCAAAGTAACAATGTATAAAGGTGGTACTGTAATACCGTTACCTGATTTATATACATTTACAAATGTTAGTTACACTAATGTATTTGGTGTGGAATCATTGGGTACATACGTTTCATTACAATCCCAAACTTGTGAGGATCAAGAACATGTAGCATCATTACAATATAATTTAAGTACGTATCAAGGGCAATTTTTATAGACGTTTCATAAATAATTGATATTTATATGAGTGTCAAGAAATTATTTAAAATACGGTGAAACCTACCTTAGGGCCGCAGTAAGAAAAGACTTCAAAATTGGAGTTCAAGGTTCTGACGATTACGGTCCGTCATCAATTACAGGATTTTATAAGGGTATTGAGCCACCTGTCGGTGGTTATACGATATACATGACTAAGTTATTACAAGGTCCTAGTATTCACGTAGCCCATAACGATCAACAATGTATTTTCTTTTTAAAATCATTTGGTTCTACGGGAACGACAATAGAAGAAGTTCTTGCTTGGTCAGATTTACAACAAAATATTTGGGTGGTTGAATATGGTCAAGAATTGACTGATTCTGATATTGAATCTCCTGAAAGACCTAATAATGATCTTTCATATGTGATTATTCCAGAAAACGATATTGCTTTTACATTAATACCAAATAACGATGGAACATATGTTTTAATACCTAATAATGATTTAGATTATAACGTATTAATGTCAAACTCAGCACCAAATTTAGAAACAATTGCATCATATCTAAGAAATTATATGTCCGATTTTAAAAATCCGGATTTTTATGAATATCAATTAGATGGTAGCGGTTTTTATATATCAGATGGTGGTAATGATAGTGACATGTATGATGATGGAAATGCAACATCCCCTTGGTTATTATCAAATGTAACATACACAGGTGATACAGGATATAATTCTGGAGAATCAAATTATCCATATGCGATAAATTATGAAACCACCGGAACTACCGGTACAATGGATACAAGTTTTAGTTATATTAGTTTGGGTTATGAAAGTCCAAATCTTTTACCACTTACCGTTATTGGAACAAGACCAAACTCAGGAGAACCTATTGGATTCCAATGTGGTGGTAATATTGGTGCCGATGGTAGTGGTACTTTTGTAGAAGGAAACATTTATACGGGAAATACAGTAAGTGGGTTCACAGTACATTCATATTATAGACAAACTTATGATGCTGGTGATCCATCAGTTTGTGATGTGTTTATTTTATTAGGACATCCAGATTGGAATTCTTCATTTGGTAATGTTTTCTATGGTGGTGATTCAAGTAATCAAGGATGTGGTTCATTCCTTTACGCATCTGGAAATGGTACAAACAACATTTTAGCAATTAAAACAACGTTAAGTAAAACAAATAGTGGCGAGGTAACATTTAGTGAGGTTAATACCGTGGTTGACAATTTCATATCAAGAATTTATGAATCAATGGGCAATTCGCCGACACCAACCCCAACACCTACACCGACAGAAACACCTATTCCGGAACCAACACCGACGCCTACAGAAACACCAACCCCTACACCAACTTCAACACCAACACCAACACCTACCGTAACACCAACAGCCACACCATACCCTGAACCGGTATATAATGGATTCAGTGTAAGTAATTGTGGAACATCACATTATTTCTATAAACAAGCTGGAATTGCGTGGAACGGGTATGACTATAATTACATATCAATAGGACAATCATTTGAAAATCCAAGTAACGCTCCGCAGCCAGGTTGGTATTTCGTTGATGATCAGGGAACGGTTAGACAACTTACAAATGGCCATATATGGTTCTACGGACCTGGTCCAGCACCAAATGGTAATGGTTGGTTATTAGTCGCTGACGGATCATTTGTTATTGCTGATGAAAGAACATTCATAGTATTATGTGAGTCACAACCAATTGTAACTTTCGACACACCGACTCCAACTCCTACCTCGACAGATACACCAATACCAACACCAACACCAACAAGTACACCAGAAATGGCAACTTTAACTATTATAGTACCACCAGGAACACCAAGTATTATTTTTGATGGTGATACATATACATCAACCGTAACTGCTGGTGTAGTTAAAAATCAACAATACACGATTAATTCGTCAGATGGTACAAGTAATTTCTGGTATTGGTCAGGAACAGGTATTAATTTACCGGCAGCAAACTCACAGAATACAATTGTATTTGTGACGGGTAATACCGCAACATTAGAAGTAAATTATCTTAACCAACCAACACCAACACCAATATAAAATAAAAAATAAAAAAGATACAAATAAAATAAGGTATTTATAATAGACAAAAAATATAAACAAAATGGCAGTAGGAGCAAGAATATTAAGTACTAATCTAAGTGGAAAAACCGCAACGGTAACTTTTGTACCATATACCGGTACAACGTCAGGTACAACAGTAAACCTTGGGACAAAAGTAATCCCATTTAATAATATTAACACACATCCGTACGGCATCTATTCGCTTTATTTGGCCGAATATGATTACACATATACATTAACAGTACCTGAACCGGCTTTTGAAGGTGTTCAAATGTTCGTTGCGGTAGATAGAATGACAACATCGGGTAACTACGGTGCGGCAACATTAAACTTTAATGATTTTACTGCGGAAATAATTGATTTAGGTGTCCTTAGTAGTGATTGGGAAAATAATAGCCTTAACTTTTCAAATGAATCTGGATTTATGTACTATTTTAGAGGCGAAAACAATCTTGACGATAGATTAGTGATTTTCACCGATTCAACAAATACTGAAATTGAAAGATATAGTGGTACAACTGATAGTTTTAGTAGAGGTATACTTCAAAATAAATGGACGTATGCGGAATTCGTTGACCTTGGTGTTTTAAAATACTCTGACGGTACTAATGTATACACATATAATTGGGACGATACAACACATTACGTAGATATAGAAAGTGATTGGAATGAAGAGGCGTCCGATGGTACATTTATTATCAAAAAATTTGAGAGAGGTCAATGGAATTATGATGGTAATGGTCAATCATACATCGTTAATCCAGAAGATGGTACAACAACATTATTCAAAACTTGGACAGATGGTACCGCGATTAGGCACAAAATAAGTCCAAGTTCTAACTTTATTGTTGTTGAAACACAAAATCAAGCTGCAAATTATACTTATACAAATATTGAAATATGTGATTTAACTGGAACAGTTTTAGAAACAGTGTCGTTAACAGGTAACACATATACTAATAGAGATGAACTATTCCACGGCACAAACAAATACACATCCGTATATTGGGATGGTAATGATAATGCGGTTGACTATAAAATCATACACTATAACGGTAATACTGATACAACAATTGAAACATCTCACGTTAAGGGTGTAGAATATGATAACCTTAGTTTGAATGGAGATTCTGACTTTTACCCAGCAACTAATAATGAGAATGACGGCGGTGTGGTTATCTTTTTCTCTAATTATTTAGGTGGTAACAACGTTGGTGCACAGGTTTCATATTGCGACATTCTATATATGTTTGATAATCAATCATCTTTTAGCACATATACATTTGCCAATGACGAAACAAAATATATCTCAACTTGGGGACAATTAAGTGACATATTTAGAACGGCAGTTGATAATGGTGATGGACTTTTATCTTTCTTAACTATTATGTCAGGTAGCACTCATATTGAAAGCACAGGTGTGAATGTATCAGATATTAATAGTTTCAGTTACAGTTATTTAAATAATAAATCACTTGTACAGATATTCACCAATAACGCTTCTGATGTTAGGTACACATACATAAATGCCGTTGGTGTTATTACCGATACTGTAACCGATTCATTAACAGGCGGATATAACGCATCTATGGATAGTGAGGGTGAAGTGGCTTACATGACACTTAATACATCAACTAATGGCAATATTGCATTTTACGTGTATAGTGGTAGTAGTGAAATAATCTCAACTGATTACTACGCTAACAGAACAACTTCTGGTACATTCGGCTCAGAAAATAAAGAAATTCCTGATGTGGTATTTCTTTTGGCTCAAGGAGGTGTATTTGGTAGAATACTAACTTCAACGGGTATAAGTAATGAACTTACTACTCTTCCTGAAATGGATACTTACGAGGTTAGAGTAGGTAAAGATAAAATTATGATTGTTTATACTGACCCTAACGACAATAACTATAAGAAAATTAATTTATATAACTTTTCAGGAACATTATTGAATAGTCAGTCAACAACTTTTACATCAGTCAACGATTGGTGGGGAGTAAAAGATAGATTTGTGGTAAAATTCTATAACAGTGAAACCAACACTAATGTATACTATTTGGTTAGTGACGATACTATCACCTCGGTAGAGCTTGACTCTTATGATGAGACAACTAATGCAAACGATTATATTTGGTGGAATGACTAATAACAAAACTAAAAAAGAATAAAAAAATATGAAAACATTAGATGTAAATACAATAGTAAAAAAAGATGGTCAGAAAATTAAAAGAGTTTCAAAATCTTTTATAACTGACGAATCTATGACAGTAGAACATATTAAAGGTGTGATTAAAGGTGAATTGGGATTTCCGTTTGAAGTGGTAAAAGAAGAATTTTACTACATGTCAAAGGAATTAAAAGACACAGATACAGCACCATTCAAATCGGGTAACGAGTTTATTTTAACAATTAAGTAAATTAACGCTCGAAGTGTATTATAAATGTGTAATAGTTAAAGACCTATTACACATTTTTTTTGTGTAAATAAGATAAATAAAAGTATTTATATAACATAATGGCAACAACAAGACCCTTCGCATATAATACGGGTTCCACGATAGACGGAACAACACAAATTGGAAATCTCGCGATAGGGGTTTCTGACCAAGATTACTCACAAAATCCAGGCGATGTTAAATGGTGGATGGGGCCCGATGAAGAATTGGGTTATGTTATTGCTCATGAAGTTGTAACTGGAGATCACTCAACACCAGTTGAAGTCGATGCTTATTTAGGATTTTGGAGATCATCTGTATTAACAGATCAATCTTTTTTAGATTTAGTAAACGTATTACCAATAACTGAAGGGTTATCACCGTTTACGGATGGTAACGATGCAAGAATATGGTTAAATGATAATGGATTTTGGACATCGTATGGTGAAAATCAAACAACACCATTACCAACAAGTACTCCTCTTCCAACAGTAACACCTACTCCAACACCAACAAACACACCAACGCCGACTGCGACAGATATCACACCAACAGCAACTCCGATTGAACCGACACCAACTCCTACACCTACCGATGTTCCACCTACGGCAACTCCGGTACCAACAAATACAGAAACCCCAACACCGACAGCAACATCAACATTATTCTATGGTGAAATAATATTGGGAGAGGACTCCGTTGAGGGGACTTGTAATTGTTCTGTGGGAGAATGTCCAAGGTTTTATGTAACGGGAGATGGTCCAACATTCTGTGAATCAAATATTTTTATAACAAGTGGAGATGGATTTAGTTTAAATGGTTGGGGAACTATTGTTCATAATGGTTTCTATAAAACCGTTAATTTGAATGGTAGTAATACAGCAACATATAGAACTGATTGTGATATTTGTCCTACCCCTACACCAACCGAAACACCTGTGGAACCAACACCAACACCTACTGATGTTCCATCAATTGGTGATAGTTTATTATTGGAAAACGGTGACAATTTATTACAAGAAAATAACAGTAACATTTTATTAGATACAAATACACCAACCCCAACTCCTTCACCAACGGCAACAGAAGTGCCTCCTACACCAACAACCACTGATATACCACCTACAGCAACCCCTACACCTACCCCAACCGCCACAGAAACCCCATCACCAACGGCAACAGAAGTGCCTCCTACACCAACACCAACAACCACTTCTAGTTCATGTAGTGGTATTAGATATAATTTAAGTAATATATATCTACCACCAACATCGGGAAATACTCTTTGGGTGAATAGCACTTCATCAACATATTCAAATGAAGTAAATAAATTAGCAATTGCACCACCAACATTTATTAGTAGATACGATAGTGATGGAATAGATAGATTAACATATTTTGGAAATCTTACAGGTAGTGCGTTTACGATGACAGTATGTCAAGATGAAAATAGTGCGGTATATTCAGGTATAACAGGAACAATTAGTTTTATAGATAATATGAATGAAGATTACTTTCAAGTTGATGGTACTATGCTTTCGTTAGTTCAAAGTTCACCTGTGTCAGCATTCACATATAATCAATCAGTTTATTATGACTTTACAATAGGAGGTGCGTCCGCACCAACATCAACGCCGACAGCTGAACCAACTGCAACTCCAACACCAACCCCTACACCAACCGAAACACCTGTGGAACCAACACCGACGCCTACAAGTGAACCAACAACAGGATTTCTCACATTTAGTGAAGTAGGTTCTGATGTTGTTATGTCAGTATCGGGAACAATTGATTTAGATGGTTTAACACTCGTTGATTCAAATAGGGGTCCATTTATGGGTGGTGGAATAGGTCCAACTAGTGCAACATTCTTAATGGGCGCTAATGGAGGTTATGGTAAATCGTATAGTGGATTTACAACAACACCTTCTAATTTTGGAACAGGGGGCGGAGCGCCACCAACATCAACAAGCGGCCATATTTTTGGTATTGTAACTGATGGTACTCCACCATACCTATTAATTGTACCTACAGGATATACGTCAGGATCGCAAATTACAAGTACTCAAACATTCACAGGTCAAACATTTACAACATTAGGTTTAACACAAGGAACATACACTTACACTTGGGGTTCAGGTAAATCGTTAAGTGTTGTGGTGAGTGGAACACCGGGTCCCACCCCAACCCCAACATCAACAGGGGGCGGAGCGGGAGTAGGTGAGTGGTATTTCTATAGTGACGATGAAGGTGCCATAAATGTAGGCCCACCAACTGCAAACGGTAATGTGATATTTACAATAAACGCCGGAAGTCCCACTGAGACATTTAATCCAAATAAATCAGGTGGTGTAACTTACCTTTATTTTAATGTTAGAGATAGTATTGGAACTGATTATACATCACAATTTAGTGGATACACAGGCGGTACTGGTACAATTACTATTTCACAAAATGGAAATACCGCAACATACACAAGTACAACTCCGGGTTCATTTAATATCGAAACAAACGCAGGCGGTAGTCCGTTCTTTATGATTGCGGCTAACGCGTGTACACAAACTGTTAATTCATCCGCACCATTTGTATTTGGTGACCCAATATCAATAACATTTGGTTAATAAAAAAATAACAAAGAATAAATTAATATTTATAAAATAAAACAAACATAAAATGGCAGATCAAAAAATATCCCAATTAAACGAACTTACATCACCATTATCTGGTGACACATTACCGATTGTTAATGGCGGTGAAACAAAGAAAATTACTGTAAGTAATTTATTAAGTGGTAGTAATATACAACCATATTTCATTTCTACTGACACAGGTAGCGTGCAAAACTTTAAAGTTGGTGACAATGTGTGGTTAGGTGATATTGGCGAAGCGAATACATTAGTTGTTAATGGTATCCAAGATTCTGGTTCTGCGTTTGTAATGTTTGGTTATGGAACAGACCATATACATCCATATATCGGACACATAGCTAGTGAAAATGCAAATGTATTATCAGTAGTTGCCGACACAACTAAAATATCTAATGCGGTTATTATTGGTAGTGGTTCATTAGTTGCTGGTGATCCTGAAATGCTACACATATATAGTTCAGGTAGCTTTAATATCGCATATCTAAAAGGAAATACCGATAACTATACACAAATAAATGTACAAAACACTAATTCAAGTGCAGGTGCAAGTTCTGATATCGTTGCAACTGCCGATAATGGAACCGAAGAAATACATTATGTAAATATGGGTATTAACTCAAGTGGATTTTTAAATGAGTTTTCCATCGGTTACCAAAATGATGCCTATCTTTATAATGCTGGCAGGGATTTATATATCGGTACTATGGATGCTCCGGATATTAATCACGGACATGTACACTTATTCACATCAAATAGTTGGCAAAATCCACAAATATCAATTTTAAACAATCAAAAAGTTGGTTTTAATACAGATATTGTAACTGAAGGATATACATATGAATTCAGTGGTAGTGTTAAAATTAATAATTTAATATCTTTATCTCCGGTTACAGAGTTACCAACAGGATCAACATTAGGTGATATAGTAGTTTCAGGTTCTAATTTGTATTTTCATAATGGAATGACATGGGGAAAAATAATGACAGAACCAACATCTAATATTTTCGTAAATAATATTAATGGTCCAATAGTTGGTAATTTTTCCGCAACAGGTGTAACATTTAACGAATCATTCCCGTTATCATCTGGAAGTACAGTAACAGGATTAGGAACAATACAGGTTGGGGATAATTTACAAATGCAAATTACGGGTACTGAAAATTATTTAGTTGAATATTATGTGAATGAAATTATCCAATCGGATTATACCACTAGTGGGACTGGTCCGGGAACAACTAACGCTACAAGTAATTTCGCGGTAACATCCTCAGATCAACTTGAAATTAAAATAACAACTTTTTAATAAATGGAATTTCATATAAGACAAGGGGCAACTGACCCAATATTAAAGATGAGAATAATTGACGACGGTAAAAACGATAAGTCATCATTTAACGACATGTTAGCAAGCGGTTGTACAATTACATTTGATATGTATAATGCAACCACCGAAGAACCTTTAATATTGGGGTCCGAATGTCTTTTGACAAATAGAACGAAGAAATATAACTACACGACCGACGAATACTATATTACTCATAGATTTACAACTGAACACACATCACAAGCGGGAAGATATGAGGGAAAGTTAACCATTTCATTTGATAATGGAAATATCCTTATATTACCCGTTAAGGAAAAATTATACATCAACATTTTTTAATATCGCCCTTTTTTGTTATAATTATTAATGTAAACAAGGCAAACTGTAGATTTTCTACAAGCTAATACGTCACATTAAAAAAAATTAAAACATGAAAGAGGTTATCTCTCAGGAAGTTATTGAAGGCTTCCTCAATGGTGGCGACGATGAAATGTATATCGTCGGGGTTGAATACGACTATCCCACAAATACAATCTTTAAAATTATCCAAGACCCTGAACAAGGGAAAATCGTAAAGCCAGATTCATTTACGCCATTCTTATGGGTGGGTGATTTAACTGGTATGAATTTCTATGGAGATTCAAAGGCGATGCAGAAAAAACGTATGGGTGAGTTCGGCATTCTAATTGAAAAATTGGAGACACATGATAACGAACGTTTAGAAAATGGTATGACCCATATCGTAAAAAGTATTAAATCATATACAGATTTAGTATCGTTCTTTAGATTAGGCGGATTAAATCCTTGGGATGAAAAGTGTAGACATTTATTTACAATCTTAAACCCAGTAGAACAATATCTTATACAGAAAAGAAAAAGATTATTTAAGGGTATTGAAGATTACGGTGGAGTTCATCGTTTTGTTTTTGATATTGAAACCACTGGTCTTGATCCTGAAACTTGTAATATCATTTTGATAGGAGTTAAGGACAACCGTGGTTTACAAGAGACTATTCCAGCATTCGGTGACGATGGTGAAAAGAAATGTATTGAAAGATTTTTCCAATATATTAAAGAGTTAAAACCAACTATCGTTGCGGGTTATAACTCTGCATTCTTTGACTTTCCGTTTATATTAAAACGTGCACAAAAACTTGGTGTTGATGTTGATGGTTTAACACAAATCTTTACAACACAAGGAATGAAAGAAAAGGAAGGAATGTTAAAACTTGCAAATGAAGTTGAACCATATACACAACACGTTATTTGGGGATTTAATATTATTGATATTGCACATTCAGTAAGACGTGCACAGGCAATCAATTCCGAAATCAAATCTTGGGGTTTGAAATACATCACAAAGTATTTGGAGAAAGAAAAAGAAAATCGTGTGTATGTTGATGGCGCAAAGATTTCAAAAATATATCTTGATAATGAAAGTTATTATGTTAATCCAAAGACAGGTGGATATAAACAAATTGGTGAACCAGGTACAGAAAATTTAACACAGAAATATCCAGGTAAGTTTGAGATATGGACAGGAAGAAAAATTGTAGAACAATATCTAGATGATGATTTGTATGAGACTATGATTGTAGATGATAGTTTCTCTCAATCAACATTTTTACTTTCTAAATTGGTTCCTACCACATATGAAAGGATTGCAACAATGGGAACTGCAACACTGTGGAAAATTATCATGTTAGCGTGGTCATATGAACACAATTTAGCAATACCAGCAAAGGATGAGAAACGTGCATTCACGGGAGGTTTATCTCGTTTATTAAACGTAGGTTATGCAAAGAACATTGTTAAGTTTGACTACTCATCACTCTACCCATCCATTCAATTAGTATACGATGTATTTCCTGATTGTGACGTTATGGGTGTACAGAAATCAATGTTAAAATATTTTAGAAATATTCGTATTAAATATAAAAACTTGGCTGGTGAATTAAAGAATAGTGATCCTGTTATGTCAGAGGTATATGATCGTAAACAATTACCAATTAAGATTTTTATCAACGCATATTTCGGTTCATTATCTGCACCACACGTATTCCCATGGGGAGAAATGAATTCAGGTGAAACCATTACCTGTATTGGTCGTCAGTGTTTACGTATGATGATTATGTTCTACATGAAGAAAGGTTATAAACCTCTCGTAATGGATACGGATGGTGTGAACTTCGAAACTCCTGAAAGTGCAAAAGATGCTGTGTATGTTGGTAAAGGATTAAATGAATTGGTTAGAGAAGGAAAAGAATATACCGGTATTGAAGCACATACTGCGGAGTTCAACGATATTTTCATGAGAGGTGAAATGGGTTTAGATATTGACTATGTTGCACCAGCATGTATTAATGTTTCTCGTAAAAACTACATCATCAAAATGATGAAGAAAGGTAAAGAGAAAATTAAATTGACAGGTAACACAATTAAATCTAAAAAATTACAAACATATATTGTTGAGTTTCTAGATGAAGGTTTAAAATATTTGTTAAATGGTGATGGACATTCATTTGTAGAATTATATTACGATTATGTAACAAAGATTTATGAAAAAGAAATTCCATTATCAAAGATTGCAAACAAAGCGCGTGTTAAACAAAGTATTAATGAATATAAAAAGTATGTAACTAAAACTACTAAAGCTGGTTCATTAATGTCTCGTCAAGCGCACATGGAATTGATTATGAATAGTGATTATCCTGCGGGTTTAGGTGATACAATTTATTATGTTAATAATGGTACTAAAAAATCATCAGGCGACGTACAGAAGGTTACTAAACCAACAAAGAAACAACAAGAAGAATTCACGGCAAAGAACGGTTATCCTATGCCGAATGACTACATCGAGATTAACTGTTATATGATTGATGAAAAAGAAATATTAAATAATCCTGATTTAAAAGGTGATTATAATGTTCCTCGTTATCTTAATAACTTTAACAAACGTGTTGAACCTTTATTAGTTGTTTTTAATCCGGCAATCAGAGAAGATATATTAATCGAAGATCCAAAAGATAGACAATACTTTACAAAAGCACAATGTGATCTTGTTAATGGTTTTCCATTAAAAGAAGAAGGTCAAGATAAATTAGATGAGGTAATGACATTATCTGATAGTGAAGTAATATTCTGGAATAGAGTTGGGCGTGATCCTTACTTTATGTACGTAGAAAATAGTTTAGAACTTGCAGATCAATATTGGGTGGAACATAATAGAAAAGTTGTTACACTACAAGCTGAAAGTACTAAATCAAATGAAGAAGAAATAATCGAAACAAATGGTCACGATTATGCATTTCATGCAATAGAAAGTTAGATCACATTAAACGGTGATGGCATTGCTCTATATTTAAGAGCTTTATTAAGATTCTCCGCTTCGGCACCTTTTCTTTCAAGAATTTTTTCGGGGCGGAGTCTTTCTAATCTATTCATAAGTTCTTCTACCAATTTAGATTTCTCATCTTTACCTTCGGTGATTAATGAAGAATAATCTAATTTAACAGTACTATCTGGAACTTGTAAATCACCAGAGAATTTACCCCAAATACGACCTAAACCTTCCTTAGCGTAAGCAATCAAATATTTTCTAACCCAGTTTTGTGCTGGTTTATTTAATGATTCCCACATTAATGGTTCCGTTTCTACGTCAGATGGCAATTTAATGACGTCTTTATTTTCTTTAAGACAAGTGTCTCTGTCCATAGTATCATAATACCAATACCAAACGTTATAGTTCTTCTGTGCAATAGAACCAAAATCAAACTTACCACCAGGTACGTTATATAGGTGTATTAATTTTTTTCCTTCTGGACCCGCGGTAATTCTATAAGTTAAATCACCACCGATTAATCTATTTTTAATAGATCTATCTTGCATTCTCAACAATAAATCAAATGCGGGCATCATAAAATATGAACCAGCATTACCGGCTTGAGCAAAGCCGCCCATACCTCCAATACCCATACCACCAAGGCCGCCAAAACCAGCCATAAACGGATCAACAAATGAATCATTCAATTCAGCACGACTAAACCATAATAATTCATTAATTTCACGACCGGCAGGTATTTCATATACTTGTTGTCCTTTAACTAAAGGAAAATAATCTTTTTTCAATTCCCAATCACCACCAGCTTGTAAACCAACAATTTTGGAATATGAGTGGGTATATTGTGTTTCGTAATCTAAACTTCTTGTTGTAAATGCTCTCGATAATGATTGTGTATCCACATCTAACCCCGCTAAAGCTGACCATTGGGACTCTATCAACCAATCACTAACGTATTGTTCGTATTCAGATAAAGCCAATTCCATAAAGGTATCCATTTGTTCTTCCGTAAGTTCAATACCACGAACCGGCATACCTAAAAGATGGAAGACCTGTGTATATAATTTATCCTTTTCCGCTTGTGAAATAATTTGAGACATAATTTGATTTATTCTTATAAATATCTTATATTTCTATTATGAACGAGAAACTAAACGAATTATTCAGTATCTGTGGGATTAACGACTTCGTGTTCCACTTACAAAAAGAGGGGGAGACTAACTATATAGACTATACTTTGGACCCAAAGAAAATAGTGGTAAACATTCCAGATATTGAAGATACTGAGTTAGAGAATCTTTTGACCGATAAAATTAATGAATTAAAGGAGACTTTTAAGTAGGTCTTTACTAAACGATTCAGAATATTCTCCATCGCCCATTACCTGGTCAATAACGTTCTTTTTCTTTTGTAAAATATTGTAAATTACCTTTTCAATCGTATTTTCAAAAACGGGATAATAAACTAAAACACTATTCTTTTGTCCGTAACGATATGCACGATCCTCACCTTGAGAGTGATCTGCGGGAACAAACGATAAGTCATTCATAATAACAACCTCAGCTGCGGTTAATGTAATACCTACACCGGCAGCTTTAATGTTACCAATGAATACTTTTACCTTATCTTCATTTTGAAATCTATCTACCGCATCTTGTCTTTTATCTTTAGACATACGACCATCAAGTGTTACTGAATTCTTTTTGTACTTATCATGTAACATATCAAGTGTCATGGTAAAGTTTGTTAACACTATAACTTTCTTTCCTTGTTCTAAACATTTATCAATCAGTTCACAAGTGTATGGTATTTTTTCATAAGAAATAAGTTGTCTAATTTTCATTAAACGATTTAATGTAACACTAATTGTTTCATCGTTTTTCTTATCGTTAGTAATGCGTGTAAACTCTTCTAATTCTTCGTCGTACATTTTACTTGTAAGTTCCACAAACACAGGCGTAACAATCTTTTCAGGTAAATCAAGGATATCAGTTTTCATTCTTCGAAGAACATATGATTTAGTTCTTTCGCGTAATTCATCTAAATTACTTGCACCACTTGTATTCCACACTTTTCTATTTCCAACGGTAAATTGATAACCTTTACAATATCTACGAACATAAGACTGCCAATTCAATGTTAAAGGTGAATCTACAATCTTTAATAGATTAAAATAATTGATGGGTCTTGAGGTCATCGGCGTTCCTGTTAATAACCATACTTTAGGTATTTGCTCTAAAACGTCATTAAGTAAACGAGTTCTATTAGCTGTGGTATTAGATATATAATGCGCTTCATCGACAATCGCCAAATCAAATTTTTCATTTACTAATAATTTATAATCATCACTATCTTCACTCTTATCTGTTGTGTGGTAATTTTTAATGATATCATAATTGATTATATAAAAATCAAATGTAGATCCCCATTTACGACCTTCAACAATTAAGACACGTCTATCCGAGTAATTAGCAATTTCTCTTTGCCAGTTAATTTTAAGTGATGCCGGACAAACAATTAAAACTTTTTTTGCTCCACTTTCTAATGCGCCAATAACTGCAGATGTGGTTTTTCCCAAACCCATATCGTCAGCAAGAATGAACTTGTCATTTGCTAATAATTTTTCAATTGCCACTTTCTGATGTTCCATAGGTGGACGAACATCATATGGGCTATAATCGATAACTCTATTTAATTTCTTTTCTTCTTGAACAATCGCGGCTTTGGGTAACCACATTGCGTGGTTTTGCTGGCTATCAATTATCTTACCCCAAATGTGATACGCTTTATCCGATTCACATAGCAATTTTTCACACCACACTTTTTCGGGAGGTAACGGCAATAACATGTCCTCCATTAACTTTTCACCAAATGTAGATACGATACTGATATGTTTACGTGCAACCTTAGGGGTAGTATCTTTATATTTGATAACATACTCCGATTGTGGACGAGTCAATTTAAAGTTTTTAACTTCAACAAACTTACGTTTGTATTCTAATAAAACATTATTTGATCCATCATATTCATTTAATATTTCCCTTGCTTCAATCTCGGGTATTTTTCTTTCCATCGTATTATAAATAATATAACTAAATAGAATGTATATTTAAACTATTTATTAGGATATGAACAATAAACTACCAATTACTCGTTTGGGTAAGTTCTTCTCACAGGATGACTTTGATATTAATATTCAAATGGGTCAGGAGTACTTACACGGGGATTTAAATATGAAATTGGTCTTATATCGTGTTGATAGACAAAAGACCGATAATGACGACGTATATGCTGAAGCGGGGATGGATGAAATTAAGTTTTTCCCTCCAGTTGAGTTTAACGCATTGGTTAAAATTGATGAGCCTAAAAATTCAACTTACACCAAAGGTCTTATGAGATATAATGAACCTGGTAATATGACATTATCGGTTTACATTACGCACCTTAACGAATTGGGGATTGATATTAGATATGGTGATTATATTGGATATGCTGATTCAGAAGAAAAATTGAGATATTACACAGTTACCAACGACGGTAGAGTAACATCTGATAATAAACATAAAATGTTTGGATACAAACCACATTATCGAAATATAGTTTGTGCCCCTACACAAGAAGGAGAATTTAGAGGAGTTTAATATGGGAATACCGAAAAGAAAAAACATGATCAATGTTTACGGAAAAAAGGACACCTATCAAGGTGAACACGTAGGAAAAAGAAGACAAGAGTTATTGGATATGATAACCAAGTCAGATTCATTTCTTCCGGATTCTATTTTACACGATGATCTAGATAAGGGTATGTTGGATTATGTTAAAAAAACGTTTATGGTTGTTTCTGACGGAGTTCAAATACCAATTATTGAAAAAATACTTACAATTCAAAGGTGGGGGGAGTTTACCGCAAATTGGGAGTTTTCTGACGGGGATGGTAATGTTAAACTGCCGTTTATTGCGATTATTAGAAAACCTGACGTACAATTTGGTACAAACCCATCAATACAAAGAACAATACCTGAAAGGCATCAATTTCATTATGCCACAGTACCAACGTGGGATGGTACGGCTATGGGTGCTGACATTTATAAGATACCACAACCAATCCCATGTGATATAACATATGATATTACGATTGTTTGTAATAAGTTTAGAGATTTAAATAAGTTCAATAAAATTGTTTTACAACATTTTACTTCAAGACAAGCATATACAAAAGTTAAAGGACATTATATTCCAATCATTTTGAATAGTATTGAGGATAATACTCCAATGGAAACAATGGATGGACGTAGATTTTATATGCAAACATATAAGTTCATTATGTTAGGATTTCTAATTGATAGTGACGAGTTTGAGGTTAAACCGGCAATATCTAGATCGTTTCTTGTTAATGAATCGTTAGGTGGTGCTACTTTCAAAAAGAGATATATAGCCAAAACAATAGATGTTGTCATTTCAACAATCGTGGCCGGAGAAAACCAAACAATATTCACCGTGGGGGAAAGTATTAATGTGTTATTTAACGTTGCAATTAATGGTATCGTACAGGAGAAAAATGTTCATTATAGACATTTAGGTGGAACATCTAATATAATATTTGATTTAGCGGGTACCCCATCAATGGGGGATGTTGTTACCGTAAATTACTACAAAGGTAAAAATGATAAAATGTATGATCAGTTTGGTAATGAATTGCAAGTTGGTCGTGAAACATTCACATATAATGGAAACGACCTTTCATTTACTTTAAGTCAAAAAATAAATACGGTTATTAGTATAGCAACAAACGGATTAATTGAATTTGAGGAAGAAAACTATCAATTAACGGATAAGAATGAGGTAACACTTACTGGTGCTCCGGTTAATGGTTCAAGAATCGACTTTGTCTATCTTTACTAATCATCTCCGTAGATGTCTTTCTTTTTAGGTTTACAATATTCTTCGATAAATTTTTCTAGGACTTTATACATTTTAAGTCCATTTTTATCACAGTGTATCTTTAACATTTGATGATGCTTATCACTAATTTTGACGTTTTTTTGGGTATTTTCCATATAAAAGATATAAAAAGATAAATAACTATCTTTTTAATAAAAGTATGGAAATCTTTGATAAAAACAAAGATATTTATTAGATAAGTAATAAAAATAATTTAACCAAACAAAAATCAATGGCAAGTAATAACAGAGTATTCGTGTCACCGGGTGTTTACACATCTGAGCTCGATTTAACATTTGTAGCACAGAGTGTAGGTGTTACGACATTAGGTTTAGTGGGTGAAACCTTAAAAGGTCCAGCTTTCGAACCAATTTTAATTTCAGATTTTGACGATTTTAAATTGTATTTTGGTACAACATCACCTGAAAAAGATGGTAATGGTAACCCAAAGTATGAATTAGGATATGTTGCAAAATCATATTTACAAGAATCAAATCAATTATTCGTAACAAGAGTATTAGGTCTTACAGGATATAAACCATATAAGACTTTCGGTATTAAAACTAGCGGAGGTGTTATATTTGAACATGTCGCACCTTATACCGGTATCACGGAAAGTGCTGACGTAATTGAAGTAACAATTACAACAACGGGTATTACCACAACACAAACAGGTAGTAGTTTAAATAATATTTTAAAACATTTGTCAGGGGTTACATCATATCTTGGAACCGATATTGTAAGTTATTTAAAGTCAAGATACGGTGGTTACACAGGTTCTAATAATGGATCAACAAATGAATATTTCATAATTGGTAGATTACCTGATGATGTATCCATACCAAGCGGTACAGAATTAGTATCACCTTTAACCGAAAAATTATATGAAAATAATAATAACACAAAAGAGTGGTGGAATACTATGCATCACGAAGCTAGTGGTTTGGTGACTCCACCAAGTGGAGATACCGTTAATGGTGTTTTCTCTTATTTATTTAAATTTACAAATGGAACCGATACGTGGGAAATTACACAATATGATTGGGACGCTAAATTGGCCACAGATTATCATAATGTGGTTGTTGCCGCAATCAGATCAAGAGGATTTTATAGTGGTCAGACATTAATTCACGAAGTAAAAGAAGATACTGGATTTACAATGTCTTCAATTACGGGTCAAACCATCGATACAAATCCGCTAGGTGAATTTAAAATTAATGTTGTTGGGTTCAGCGAAGGTCCGAAAGAATTTACATGTAGTTTTGATAAATCATCAACAAAATATATCAGTAAGGTATTAGGAACAGAAGTTTTTGATAAAGACAACGGAGATTATCCTGTTTATGTTCATGAAGTTTATCCTAATTACTTGAAATCTGCTTATGAAAGAGGTTTAGTAAGAGGTATTCAATTAGATCCGTCATATGAATTAGAAGGTGAAAATTTCTTAGGACAATGGGATACAACAATTTCTCCAATGGTTGTTTCTGAGGTACGTGGTGGAAAAGTTGCTGACCTATTCCAGGTCCAAACTATCTCTGATGGTGAGGCTGCTAACTACCAAGTTAAGATTAATATTCAAAACATCAATTTGGAAACAATGGAATTTGATTTAGTTGTTCGTGATTTCAACGACACTGATGATAATCAAGTTGCTCTTGAAAAATACTCAAGATGTTCGATGAACCCAGATATGCCAGGTTATGTGGCAAGAAAAATTGGTACTTCCGATGGTGAATATGCGTTAGTATCAAAAAGAATTATGTTAATTATGGCGTTAGATGCACCAGTTGACGCAGTTCCTGCTGGTTTTAAAGGATTTGCTAATAATGAAAACTTCGGTGCTGACAATGATACTTTAGGTAGTGTTACCTTTAAAACAAAATACTTTGATGCGGGTGATGTTGAAACATACGATGCTTCAGGTGCACCAAACATCGAATCTGGCGATAAGGTAAGAAAAGTAATGTTAGGTTTATCCAGCACAGTTGGATTTGACTACGATCTATTAAAGTATAAAGGTGCAAGTGGTAATACTGAAACAACAGGTTTCCACCTATCTAAAAATGCCGCAACAATTACAGGTGCAACTAACGTTACAACAAACTCATTGGGATTAACATTACAAGATGTGTTCGGTCAAAATGGTTATACAAATACCACAGGTTTTGCATATTACACAACACCTTATGACTTAGAAGGTCAAAGTGAAGAAGAAACTAACAAATTGACAAACATTAACTATCGTAAGTTTACATTCGCGGTTTATGGTGGTAGAGACGGTTGGGATATTTACAGAAGAACAAGAACAAATACAGATGCCTATATATTTGGTAAAAATATTTACAAATCAGGACACACAGTAAATGGTGGTGTATTCAGTGCGTTAGCAGATTTTGCTAATTCTGATTATTATGCTTATTTACAAGGTATTGAAACATATGCTAACCCTGAAGCGGTAGATATTAACGTATTTGCAACTCCAGGTATTAACTTCCAAGATCATAG